ATGGCATCAATGAGCAGTAAAGATCGCGCCCTTCATTACTTTAAACGGTTATTAGAATCAAAGGATCGGCTAGCTGAGCTTAAGAGAATACAGCTCGATCTTAATTCTCTGGTATTCACTGCTACTCAAAGACCGATCGATCGTAACACAAAAGTAGAAATCCTAGACGAGTTAGAAAAACTCATTAGGGGCGTGCCGGGGCTTGAGCATCTTGATGAGTCCAGGTCCTATGAAATAAATAAGCAAGGCGCCACAGCATCAGACAATAGCGATATATTAGATGTCATTAGCGCAATGAAGAAAAAGGCAGAGTGATGGAAGTCGGGGCAAGTGAGGCTATAGCATTTCTCAGTCTAATCACTTCTGTTGGAGCTGTCATTTTCGCTAAACAGTCAAATGAAAAGGCAAATGCAATCGCTCAAGAAAACTTAAGCCTGCAGCATGCCATGGTTGAGCTTGAAATAAGTCAATCTATAGAGAATGCTAAATCAAAGATCAACGAGATAGCCCTTATAATGGTTCCCTTTGTTGCCAAAGAAAAGGCCAACGCACTGTCAAGTGAAGATGTGGAAGCATTGTCGCTTTATCGAAAAAATTTCAACGCAGCGACGCAGACTCTAATTAATTATTATGATTCAGCTTGTTCAAAATATGCCGACGGAAAAGTCGATAAGATAAGGTTTAGAAAAACATATAAAACTGAAATTCGGAGGCTTGTCGAAAATGAAGATTTGCAAGAGTATTTTAACCCTCTGACGTCATCATATAAGCCAATACTTAATATATATAAAGAATGGGAACATTTGGAATAGGCTGCCAAAGGAATGTGTTCTTTTACCATTTTTCTGGCTTCGTAATCATCTGTTTATTTTCTAATGGTTTTGTTAGTTCTGGTTTTTTCTTATCTGTGCTGAAGACCTATCTGCGCTTTGCAGTTACGTCTTTCAATGCTCCCTTCGGCATAAGGACAAAAGTCTCTTAAACGAGTTTCCTTGCCGATAATCACGATCTCTTGTTTTTTGCTTTGTTGCTGTGGTTTCGCCTGTTGTGAATAAGCGCGTTGAGACGGGATTACGTTGGGCAATGTCTGCGGAACGTATGTTGCTGTGCTGTATTCGGTTTGTTTATCCGGCTGCTGTGTCTGTTGCTTGCGTGGCTGATCTTGGTTAGCCGCATTGCTGCGTCGGGCCACGTCCTCAACGATCTTGTCCCAGTCTTTTTCGGCGGGCACCGATCTGGTGATTTCTGCAACGGGAGCTGGTTTTGGCTTATGCGTGTTCTCTAGCTGATCAACCTTGCCCTGCATGTAAAGAGAGCTCAGCGTGTACAGCAGCCCGACTGTGAAGGCGCTGCCCAGGAATGAAGCAACAACCCATGTTGTCATGTCGCTTTTGCGGGCACTCGGCCTGACGTAGGTAGGTGCGTCATCCCTGTCAGCTTTCATATGTTCATCCTTGTCTGCGTCTAGCTAATCACCACGTTTTCTCTCGATAACCCTGTACGCATTCTTGTACGTCGTCATCAATCACGTTGCCCGGTTTCATGCAGTCTTTAACCGACCGGCGCACGCCACGATTCGCTTCTTTCTCGGCGAGTTCTTGCTGCTTGAGGTTCGCTCTCGCGCCCTTGGCCATCGGGCCACTCCCTTCGGCTAGCGAGCGTTGCACTCGCTTATTGAGAGAGTCGGCCATGGGCTTCATAACGTAGTCGCTGATTCCCTTTGCTGCATCGTCGAACAAGTCCGCATTTGCTGACATGCAAATGGCTAAGCTCGCTGTCGCAATTATCCGTTTCATCCCTATCTCGATTCCCTTCGGGCGTACCAGCGCCTAGCTACTTCCTGAGTGATCGCTATCCCGCGTTTTGACCGGTCAAGGTTCGGTTGGCCTCGTCGTACTCAGGGCTCGTTTGGCCGCTTTCCGGCGCAATCTGCCCCAACGCTAGCCACAGTGCGTATTGCGGGTAGAGCTTGGTTAGCGCCTCGACTTCATGTGTGCTGATCCTGGTTCGCTTGTCGTAGCGAACTGTTCTCCATCGGGTGCTCCCGATTTCAGTCTTTTTGACCAACTCGTCCATGCCTGCCTTATCGACAAGAGTTCTAACTCGGTCGTCTATCGATTCCATAATCGTCTATAAATTTACGTCTGTAATATACAAATGGCTCTACTATCGTTGTATATTACGAATGTAGATTACGTAAAGCGCTGGTCTGCCAGCGTTTTAGTATCGCCCCGATAAAGACCTTCATAGTGCAACAAAGGGCAAGATTGTGGAAGGAACCGACCTGACTTTAAGCCGCGTAGTTGGAGCCCCGCCAGTGATGCCATGGCGCGAGTTCGCTAACTGGATACGCATGGAGAACGAACACGACACCGTGCGGGGCTGGATTCGCAACGGCTACCTGCCGTCCAAGAAGATCGGCAAATACGTTCTGGTGAACGTTGCACTGCTGACTAAGCAGCTCATGGAAGAGGAGTGGGAGTGATGAAAACTCAATACGTCGTCGAGACCTGCACCTTCCACGGCCCGTCCAAGCAACGCCGCTGGCACCGCGTGCACACCGGCCCGTCCCTCATGGACTGCAACGCCTACGTGGGTAGCACCATTGCCAGCATGTACGCCCACTGGCGTCCTGAACGTGCCCTGGCTCTGTTCCGCGTCCGTGGCGTGAGGACTTCCGCATGAAAGCACCTGCCCTGTTCTCTGTTCAGCAATTCAAAGACCTCTGCGTCTGGCTGTTCTGGCTCTCCGCTTACGTCGCCTTCTGCGTGCTGTTCGGCCATCTGCTCAAGAGCATTTGGGCTCTGATCGTCGATGCTCCTGTACAGGCAATTGCCGCCATCGTCGCTGCTTCCATGGGCGCAATTTTTATCGGCTACCGCCTAGCCATGGGGGAGGCCAGATGACCAATGCAAAAGTACCTGCACCAACCCCACAGGCCGGACTGCGACTGCTCTGTCTGCTATGTCAGAAGACTGGGGCCTATCAGCCTGTCGCCACGCTGCACCCAATGCCGCCCCGTGCGCTGTTTTCCGGTCGTTGGCCAAATGCGGCTGGTGAACGGGCACTGGCTGCACGTGAGCAGTACCTACCGCTGGGTCTCGGGCTTTACCTGTCCCCAGCACTCACCAACCCCGCGCCCGCCTCGGTACTGGTACGTGGTGGAGAACACCGGCAAGCCAACGCCCTACGTCCCGCGCTGGGATCTGTTCGAGCTGGAGTCTGAGCAATGCCCGGCATCGTCCTGACCGTCGCCCAAGCCGCTGAGCTGTTGCCCCTGGCCAGCCAGCAGCTTGCCCGCGCACAGATCCAACAGGACGCTGCCGACCAAAAGGGCATTCCCGAGCGCTGGGACGTTCAGGAATGGCAAGAAATCGTCATGGCCCTGCAAGGCCCGGTCGTTCATGGGGTGATCAATGTTCGATAAGTCGCCAAGCGTCATCGAGATGGGCTTCATCCTGGCCGGCATCGTGCTGGTGATGATCCTCCCGTTCTATATGTACGGCCTTATCCGCCTGGGCTTCTTCCGCAATGCTGGATCGGTCAATAGCCGCGCTCCCGGCTCGTCGGAACACGCTTCATCGTTCCGTCGAACGGAAGCACGGGCAGCGCGAACTATTGAACGCCCCCCGGACAAATCAGCCTCCGCTCATGAGTGTGGGGCAGCTTCTCCGCCCCGCGCTCCTGAGCCCTCGGCGGCAAGAGTGGGATGACAAGGGCGAAGCCCTTGGTGTGAACAGACTTCAACGTACCAACCGCATCACCTGATAACCGCAACAAACCGACCCAGGCACCAGTAACGAACAAAGCCAAGAACACAAAGTTGGCTTAACGGGACTGCTCGGCCTGAAAAACCTGAAAAGCGCATGTAACGCGCAACTTAGCGAGGCAACACACATGGCACGTACAACTATGGATCTGGCTTTCATCAGCGCCGAGCGCGTCCAGTTCGACAACGTTGACCTGATCAAACTCTATTTCGGTGATGAGCCGGACGGCGAAAAAGACCTCGGCATCTCGCTGCTCTCCATGCAGGTTTCCGAGGAAGTGCGCGACGAAGTGTGGGCCGCCTGCAAAGGCCTGGACGTACTCGAAACCGTCCGCGTAACCGCGGAAATCGAACGCGGCTCCAAGAACGCCGGCAAGTTCATCGTGTTGCACGTTGAGTCCGCCAAGGCGCAGGCCAAGCCAGCCGCCACTGCTGCAGCCTCACCTGCTGCCAGCGCCGCCAAACCCACTGAACAACCCAAGCCCTAAGCACCGGGGAGGCTGAGCCATGCGCCGTTATCTGTTCATCGCTGCACTGGCCTTCGTAGGCGGTTACGCCTGGGGCAACGCTGACGGGTTTGCCTATGCCGTGCGCATGGCCCCGGTAGCCGGCCAGTTCTCCCCGTACTGAGTGCACCTGAATGTCGGTCGTTGCCGTTCAAGTGTGCATGGAGTGGGTGAGTACTGACTCATCCATGACCTGCACCCAGCTTGGCTGGCAACAGGCCTACCTGATTCCACCTGAGGCCGCTGGATACGTAGACATCCTGGTCTCGGGTGGTTTTTCGCCGGAAGCCTTCGCCGTTGGTTTTGGCGGAACGCTACTGGTTTTCGCAATCGGCCTTTCCGGTGGAATGGTCGCATCAATCCTACGCAGAATGAGGTAACACCCATGCAACAGATGAAAACCCAGCTCAAGAACACCGCGTCCAACTTCGGCCGCGCTCGCCGCTACGCCCGTAACGCCGCCATCGGTGGCTTCGTGGCCCTGTCCACCAGCGCCGCTTTCGCCCAGGTGCCGATCTCCATCGAAGGCGTCGAAGCGCAGATCAACTCCGGTGCCACCAGTGCCGGTACCGTGGCCGGTTACGTTGCCCTGGGCCTGTCCCTGCTGGCCTGTGCTGGCGTGCTGTTCGGCATGCTGCGCAAGGCGTAACCCCACATGCTCTGGTCAGTAATGCTCGGCGCGTTCATAGCCGGGGCATTCATCACCGGCTTCCGAATCGGCGAGTTTTTCTGATGGGGTCGAAGGGGCTTAATAAGCCCCTTCTTTTATGGCGTATGGGGATCACTTTTTATCAGCGTTGGTTGCTTGCTCTCGTCCTGCTGGGGTGGGGGCCGTTTGTTTTTGCTGAGGATTATTATTGGTCTGCGGGCTCGTTCAAATCTGCATCGCCAAAAACAGCGTGCGAGAATTATTTTGCCGATCAAAGTAAGGATTGGGCTTACCAGATTCACTCTATTACTGTTGAGATCGTTAACGAGTCCCAAGGATTCTGCCAAGGCATTAGCTACGGCTCTCAATACTCTCAGCCAGTTTGGCGCTACGGTGACACCTGTTCAGGCTCATATGATTCGCAGACGGGTATCTGCACACCGAAAGAACAAAACGAATGTCAATCTAAGATCGGCCAGACGCATTCCTTCGGCACCGACATGGGCCAGATGGAAGCCTGCATCGACAAGTGTATCGTCGTCGTCGATTCATCCTCGCCCGATCCCATCACCCCCTACAAGAAACCCAGCGACATCACCAAAACCTACTGGTGGGTCACGGGCATGTTTTCGGGTGAGAGCTGCTCTACGTCCGACGGCCCCGATAACAATCCACCGGCACCTACTGAATCGAAGTCCGACCGTGACTGCACGCCTACAGCGACAGCTGAAGACGGCACTCAGACTTCCAGCTGTACCGAAACCAAGACCGAAATAGACAACCAAGGTTGTGTAGCCAAGGGCGGCTCCGTTGGTAGCGTCGATGGCGTCATGCAGTGCGTGGCCTCCAACAAAGGCCCCAAGGCCACTGAGACCAAGACCGAGACCAAAACCGAAAGCAAGACCAACCCGGACGGTTCAAAGAGCGAAACCACCACCAAGACCACCGAGCAAAAGAACTGCTCCGGTGCCGGTGCTTGCAGCACCAACTCCACCACCAACGTTAACCACAACAACACCAACGCCGACGGTACCAAGGGCAGCGAGTCCTCCACCTGCACCGGCTCCAATTGCACCGGTACTGGTTCTGATGAAGGTAAGGGTGACGGGAAAGGCGACGGCGATGGCGAGGGAGAAGGCGAAGGTGAGGAAGGCGAAGGCCCTGCTGGCCCGCAAGGCACCCTGCAGAAAGGCGAGCAGGGCAGCTTTGCCGAGGGCATCAGCGAGTGGGATCAACGCATCAGCGAGGTGCGTGGCGAGCTGGATCAAAAGCTCGACCAGTATTCCGGCATGTTCAAAGGCGTCTTCGACCTAGACCTGTCCACCGGCGGCGGCTCGCTGCCCTGCGACAACATCCCGGTCTCCTTCGGCGGCACGTCCACCACGCTGCGCTTCTGCTTGGCCGACTACGCCGACCCACTTTCCTACCTGCGCTATGCGCTGCTGCTCGGTGCGGCTGCGCTGGCTGCCGTGATAATCCTGCGAGGCTGATATGTTCGAATGGCTCGGTGGTTTCCTCGACCAGATAATCGTCTTCTTCCAGTGGGTGTGGGACTTCCTCACCGTCGGTATATACACCTTCATCAAAGATGGCTTGGTGCTGCTCACCAAGGCCGCCATGTACTCATGGGTTCAGATCCAGCTGCTGGCCCTGGAAGTCGCCTATGAGACTGCACAGCAGGTCATGGGCGACTTGGGTGTCGCTGAGGCTGTACGCCAGCGCTACGGCGCGTTGCCCGGCGATCTGGCGGACACGCTCCAGTTCTTCGGCATCCCCCAGGCCCTGAACATCATCTTTTCCGCCCTCTCTACGCGCTTCGCCCTGAAGTTCGTGCCGTTCATTGGGCGCTAACCATGTCGATCAAAATCCACCATGGCCCGAACGGCTCCTACAAGACCAGCGGCGCGATTCAGGACGATGCCGTGCGAGCCCTCAAAGAGGGACGGCTGATCATCACCAACGTGCGCGGCTTCACCCTGGAGCGCGTCCTGCAGGTGTACCCCGATCTGCCCGAGTCGGTCGACATCATCAACCTCGACCTCGAAAAGCTCGACGACATGGAGCGCATGCGCACGTGGTTCCAGTGGGCACCGCGGGGCGCGTTCATCATCTTCGACGAAACCCAGCTGGTGTTCCCCAAGGCATGGCGCGAGCGCGATCTGGAGCGCTTCGATTTCCCCGGTGGCCCCGAAGCGGCTGCCGCTGCCGACCGGCCTATCTCCTGGCTCGATGGCTGGACACGCCACCGCCACTGGAACTGGGACATCGTCCTGACCACCCCGAACATCAGCTATATCCGCGACGACATCCGCATGACCTGCGAGATGGCCTACAAGCATTCCAACCTGGCCGTGATTGGCATCGGCGGCCGCTACAAAGAGGCGCAGCATGATGCACAGCTCAACCGACCTCCCGAGAAAGGAACCGTTGTCGAGTTCCGAAAGATCAAGCCCGAAACCTTCAAGCTCTACCAGTCCACCGCCACCGGCATCACCCAGGACACCAAGGCCGGCAAAAGCCTCCTCCGGTCGCCTAAGCTTCTGGCTCTCCTGGCATTTATGGCCATTCTTATTGGGGCTGTACTTTCTCTTGGTGGAGTCAACCTCGGCCCTGCTACGGCTCCTAAGACAGAGCCTGTCCCCGCTGCTAAAGCCCCTGCGGCAGATCCTGCGCCTGCTGCTCAAAGTGCTTCAGTACCTGCTGATACGGGTAATCCTCTTTCTGTTGGTCTTCTGGGGCGTCAACCGGCTGCTGTTCCTCCTCCTGAGCTGAACCACCCCTTTGCACCACGCTCGTTCGCCATCCGGGCGGTGATGATCGCCAAGACCGACGGAAAGGTTCGGCAGATCGGCCAGCTCGATCTGATCGACCAGCAAGGGCTGGTGCTACAGCAGTCCCTCGCCGACCTGCAGCAGCTCGGCTACCAGATCCACATACGCGGCCAGTGCATCGTCGATATCAGCCACCCCATGGGGTTCAAGGGGCAAGCGTTCTGCCCTGGGCGGCCGGTGCAGCGAGAAGAAAGCGCGCGCCGCTTCGATAACGGCTCGGCAGTCCCTGCAACACCCGCACAGCCAGCCTCTCCCGCAAGCATCGCCCCAGCACGGCAAGGCGTGAACGTGGTGCCCGATGGCGATTACGCGTCACGGCCGTGGCGCTAACGAGCGAGCGCCGGAGTGGTTCAGTTCAGAACGAAGGCGCGAGCGAGGCACGCGCCTTCGGCGACGTCCCTGTAACACGTCAGATAAACAACTAACGAAGTGGCCATTGTTGGTCAATAACGGAGAAAACCATGAGCAAAGATCAAAGGCGACTGGATCGACTGACCGGCCTCGAAAGCAAGGATGGCCGGCTGTTCTTTGATCCCGCTTCGGCGGCACTTACCGACCTGTCGGCTGTACGCCTGCTGCGTTGCGGCGTGGATACGGTGCGGCAGCTTTTCCGCGGCCTGATCCGCCCTGAAATCATGGCCTTCTTCGAAAAGCCGGGCATGGTGGAGTTTGCGGGGCACACCTGGCATGCGGGGCGCGTCGCGAAGGACTCCGGTTACCAGTACAAGCTGCAGAACGCTGACCTCGGCATCATCCTGCTGGTGAAGAACTTCAACGCCAAGATCGACACAATCGGCGCACACCTGAAAATTGAAGTCTCGCCTCATGCCATTGATGCTTTGTCGCCTCAGCGCCTGCAAGAGCGCCTGGACTACTACGCGCATCAGGTGCTGACTCACTGCGAAACCAATCAATGCGCTGTCCACCTCGCGATGGATCTGCAGAACTGGAAACCCCCGGTCGATCTGGTGGCCCGCATGCACTGTCGTGCACGTATGCAGCGCGATATCTCGGGCATCAACACGGTTAACTGGACAACCAAGTCCAGCACCTACGGGCGCGGTGAAACCTTCATGTTCGGTTCGGCCACCGGCGTGCAGCTCTGCATCTACAACAAGACCGAACAGGCCCGCGCTACTGACAAGCTCGACTACTGGGAAAGCGTCTGGAAGCGCCGTGACAGCTTCGACGCCAAAGACCCGGACAACTACGACCCGAACGCGGATGTGTGGCGCATAGAGCTTCGTTACCACCATTCAGTGGTGCAGCAGTTCGCCAGTGGCTCGATTGATATCAAGACCGGCGAATTCATTGATACGCGTTCATTCGCTGCCTTTGCTGGGCATCTGGACGGCCTATGGCGCTATGGCCTTCGCCAATTCAAGCTGCTTTGCCGTCCTGGGTATTTCGAGCCCATCTGGACGCTGATCCGTGATGATATTCGCGTGGATCTGCCGGTGGACTCGCTGCTCGATGACACCGAATACAAGCGCTACTACAAGACCTCTCGCGGCTTCTCCGGCAAGAACGTGGAGCTGTTCCTGGGAAACTTCGTAAGCCTGCTAGCAAGGGAGCAGGTGGGCGCAAAAAAGGCGTTTAAGACCCTCCAGCAATGGGACTGCTGGCCGGTCATCCGCGATCACTACGCCGCCAAGGACATGACCCAGGACGATCTGTATCGCCATATTCGAGACCTGCTCACTGAGCGGCATGTGCGGTGGGGTAGAGCGATCTAGTGTCGATCCTGCAATTGCCTGACGGTCGCTGGAAGGTCGACGTTGAGCCCATCAAGGGCAAGCGCTTCCGCAAGACGTTCAAAACCAAGGGTGAAGCCCAACGCTTTGAGGCGTCGTGCCGCGCCAAGCTGGTCGAGAACAAGGATTGGTCACCCAAACCCAAGGACAAACGCCGCCTTTCTGAACTCTTGCAGCTTTGGTATGACCTGCACGGCCACTCGCTCCGATACGCGGACGGTCGCCTTCGCAAACTGCTCTATCTGGCCAAGCGCTTACGTGATCCAGTGGCGATCCGCCTCGACCCGCACGCCTATGCCAATGACCGCCGGTTGAGGATGGAAGCTGGCACGTCACCCAAGACGCTCAATAACGAGCTGGGCTACCTGCGTGCGGTCTACAACGAGCTACGTGGACTCGGCGTCATCGACTACCCGAACCCGCTGGAGCTGGTGAAACCGTTGCGTGTCCAGGAGCGTGAGCTGTCCTGGCTGACCAATGAACAGATAGCCGAACTCCTGCAGTCCATCCGGTCGGGCTGCGATAACCCGCATGTCGAAATTATCGTGTTGATCTGCTTGGCCACCGGTGCTCGATGGTCTGAGGCCGAAAAGCTCAAGCCGCATTCGGTGCGAAACCGGGTGATCACGTTCAGTGGTACCAAAAGCGGCAAGGTGCGATCAGTGCCTATCTCTGCCGAGCTTGAAGCTAGGATCATTCGTCACTGGCGTGAGAATGGTCAGCCGAACGCTGCTATTACCGCGTTCCGCCGCGCCTTGGCCCGGACGACCATCAAGCTACCGAAGGGGCAGGCAGCGCACGCACTGCGCCACACCTTCGCTAGCCATTTCATCCAGAACGGCGGGAACATCGTCACGCTCCAGCGCATCCTGGGCCATTCGAGTTTGGCGATGACCATGCGGTATGCGCATTTGGCTCCTGATCATCTACAGGATGCTTTGCGCTTTGGCCCGCTTTCGTCTCTCTGATTCAGATATTTCATTGATGGAATATTCCTTTGAGGTTATATTTTAGCCATGACTTGGGATATCGAATATACCGATGAGTTCGGTGAGTGGTGGGAACGCTTGTCTGCTGAGGAGCAGGAGTCCGTTGCGGTGTCGGTTAAGCTCTTGGAAGAGCGAGGCCCATCCCTTGGCTTTCCACATAGCACTGGGATCAACGGCTCGCGTCACGGCCACATGCGGGAGCTGAGGACACAGCATGAAGGCCGACCATACAGAACCCTGTACGCATTCGATCCCAGGCGTTCGGCTATTTTGCTGATCGGCGGCGACAAGACTGGTGATGATCGTTGGTATGACATCAACGTTCCGCTGTCTGATCGATTGTATGACGAACATCTGGAACAGCTTCGAAAGGAGGGCTTGATAGATGGCTAAGAAATTCGCAGAGCTGCGCGCAAAGATGGCTCCTGGGTCTCAGGCTAGAGTAGAGGCCAAAGCCCAGAAGCTGCTTGCAGAAATGCCGCTTAATGAGCTTCGCCAGGCTCGTGGGCTGTCACAGAAGGTGCTGGCTGAAGTACTGCATGTACAACAACCCTCCATTGCCAAGATGGAAAAGCGTACTGACATGTACATTTCCACATTGCGTAGCCACATAGAGGCCATGGGTGGTCAATTGGATGTCGTTGCCCGGTTTCCCGATGGCTCAGTGAAGATCAGTAATTTTTCAGAGATCGAAAGCGATCTCCTGCAGCAAGCTTAG